CAGGAAGACAAAGATCTAGTGCGGAGGTATTGTTCCAAACAGCCAGAAGACTTACGAGTCACGCGTAATCCGTAACGGGCAAGGGCTGAAATAATTGGACAACCTGGGTATTGACATGCAAGGGAAAGAGCCTTACACCTAAGCAGCTGTGACAACTTGTGAGGTCGAACACTTTGATACTGCCTTGATGTCCACCCGAAAGTACTCAAAACTTTCCGGGGGTCTGTGACGATACGTCTATCTTCTAGATCAAATACCATTCCACAGAAGGAAGCGGTTTCCAGTTTCGTATGGATATCCGCTTTAATGATTAAGCCAAGATCGGCAAAATCCTCTTTCGTCGGGGGGGAACCGACCATGGTAAAGAGACCATCGTCTCCTTCAACCACTCCAATCACATTGCGGCAACCTACCTTTTGGCAAGTATACAGCATGAACATAAGGTTTGAAAACCCATTGCCCAATGATGTGCACATCTCCCCTGACATTCTAGTACCATTTAACTTGGTAATGAAGTCACGAAACTTGCAGACGTTCAGACCGCCAAGCACCTCATGAACGAGACGCATGAAACCACCTCCGGACGGGAGACTGGAAACCATGAATTCATAGAGCTCGAATTCACAGACGGCCATCAACTCAGCAACAAACAAGGATTCGAACGCCGTGTAGTCTGTTGCTATATATTTTGCCCCTTCACTATGGAGACGCTGGAAGATATATTCCGGTCGTAACTCCATAGGAACATGCTTGATGAAGGCCGGGTGATCGAACACCTGCTCTTCAATCAGCTTAAAGATGGGACCCACAGCACACTTAAATGCATCAGAGCGGGAGTTAATCGCTCTGGCGTGCTTGTAGGTCGGGTAGACCTCATCTTTAATGAAGGACGCACAGCTGAAATACTTCCGGGCCTTCTCAGGATCCCAGATATCTTCCACTGCTTCCCATGCTGCACGCAATTCGTCCTTGCGCCACTGGGGATAGTTGGTTCGTAACAGCCAAGCATCGACTGAACAATCGGAGTCGTGAGGGAGAGCAACTAAGTTCTCACGAATCCAACCACGGACAAACCTACGGAGGTCATAAAGCTCCGTGGGTTTGGCCGTAGGAGGCTTACCACAATACCTCTTTCTCGCACCCGCAACGGCAGTAACTGGATCAGATAAACAGGGATGGGGACACGCAGCGTTAACTACGTGAGATCCCAAAGACACCTGAACGACCGGTCTTTTCTCGCTATCCACTTCACGTGGTTCCGACACAACTGCATCATCCTTGATGTCACCGATCGGATCTAGCTTAACCTCGCCATACCTGTACCCATAACAGTACTGCCTCGCATCTCCTAATTTGCGGATGCGACGGGAAAATGCCCGAAGCGACGGCGAAGGTTGCGTTTCCAACAACCCATCGCCACTGCAACGGTATTCTCCACTATATCTTCCTTCAGAGCAAGGAACTTAGATATATTGATGCATTTAAAGGCTGCCGCCGTCTGCCTCATTCTGTCTTCGGCCACGAGTTCGCTACTTGCGAGAGACATGATCCGGTTATTTGATGTGAGCTGTGCTAAAAGCTCAACAGAAATACAGCGCTGTGTTTGTTTTTCCGTAGTGCCCCAATTCTTTGTAACTCTATAGTTAAAAATGGCATAATACGCTTCGTACTTTGACTCCGTTACCGTTTGGTGTTCGGGACGTTCGTCCCCATGCGTCCACTCCGGCCCAGTACAAATCTTCTCAAATTTGTAACTGTACTTTGTCGGAGCCGCAAAGAAGTACGGCTGTCGCCCGCTCTCAAGGCAACGTTTGCGATCCCAGTAAACCGATCCACATAGGAAAGTGAATGCCAGGACGGCATATGGCCACCAAAAAAGGTCGCCGAGCTGTTCAATCCACCACATAAGTGCAACAATCTGAAGTAGGGGGATTATTCCTACGAAGAAGACGAACCAAAGATTTCCGGTCTTTGCTTTATCGGTCCAATGGCACTTAAAAGTGTCCAGTAGACGT